AAAATAGATTAGATAAGATTGAAAGTGATCTATCTAAACACAATAATACAAATACTGAAATATTGGATCGTCTGGCGCGCATTGAAACAAAACTTGATTTTGTAACTAAAATGTAAAAACAATGTTTAAGAATTGGAAAACAAGTTTATTTGGCCTGGGCGCGGTAATTACTGGCGTGGCTACTGTATTAAAGGGCGACGTCCCGACTGGTATTACAGCCATATTAAGCGGCCTAGGTTTATTTGCAGCAAAAGACGGCGACATTAATTTAAACAACCGTCCATAATGACTAGCCAAACCAAAAAAATATTGGTGGTTACTGTTGTGGCGTTAATCTTATTAAGTAGTACAATGGCAGTAGGAGCAAAGGCCGAGGAATTGATTAAAAGATTTGAGGCCGACGATATTAATAAATATTTAAGGGCCTACATTGATCCAGTGGGAATACCTACAATAGGTTACGGATCTACCTATAATTACGACGCAAAGCGTAAAGTAAGGCTTGGTGATAGTATAACCCAGGAAAAGGCTGTTGAATGGTTAAGGAAGGAAACAAAGTCAATAGTGCCAAAGATCAAAGCACTGGTTAAGGTACCTATTAACCAAAACCAGCTGGATAGTTTAACCAGCTTCGTGTATAACGTAGGTATCGGCGCATTTCAATCTAGCACGCTTTTGAGGTTACTTAATAGCGGCGCACCAAAGGAAGAAGTGGCGGCCCAGTTTGATCGCTGGAATAAAGGCACTGTAAGAGGCGAAAAGGTAGTTTTACCTGGCCTGGTTAGACGTAGAAAAGAAGAAAAAGCGCTATTTTTAGCATAAGAAGCAAGTTGGTTAGATAAATTTCAATGGTCTAGTACAAAAAGAAAGCCTGGTATGTCTATACTGGGCTTTTTTATGCACCTACAAAAATAAATTTGGTAGTTTAAACGTTTTTACTATAATTTTACCAACGACAAACAAAAACCCTAATATATGCACCTAAAAACCGACAGTAAGATCCTGGGCGAAATAGCCAGCTTACAACACAAAATTTTGCGCCTAGAAGCATTACGCGCACTATCACCGTACGAACAATGTACATTTTTTTTCTATTCTAGTTCTGGTAAGTTTTTATCGTTAAATGAAAACGATTTGCCCTTCGATCTTTGTTTTGAAATAAGGATCCTAATAGACGCGGCCCTGGAACATTACCAACATGAAATTAAACGACTAGAAAACAGTTTTCAATGCGACGCAAACTAATTAGATTAGCTGCAATAATATTTTTTATTGCAGTAAGCGTTCCAGTATGTATATTAACTTACACTGGCGCCTTTATACTTTTTTACCTATTTAAAATTTATCACTTTTTAAAACCAACAAAATGAACGAGTATTTAAAAGATCTAGCCGATGGCTTCGGATCAATGAACAAAGTTGAAAACAAAAAAAACGAGAAACAACCCGACTACCAGGGGTATTTTAAAGCAGACGGCAAATTATTTGAAATTGCTGGTTGGGTAAAGATTAGCAAAGCTAACAATAAGTACCTATCGATTGCAGTAAAGGAATTTACAGAAAAACAACCTAACAACGAACTTTAAAAACTAGACAAATGAAAATTGATAAAAATGCCCCAGCTTTTCCAGTTATGCCAGTCCAGGATCAATTTGGCCGCCTAGTGGCACCGATACCAGGCCTTACAAAATATGAACACGTTTTATTACAGATCCTTTGCGCAAAAGAAAGTCAAAACAATCACAGTAAAATAGGACTGTCAACACTTTTAAGAGAATGCGAAACATTAGCAAACGAATATTTTTTAACCCTAGAAAAAATAGAAAATGAAAAAGAAGCTAACCCAGTTATTTCAATTAACTAACAACCAGCAAGCTGTAATAGCCCTAATTATTGCAGCTGTATTAACCGCTTTTTTACAAAGGATCTAATGACAGACGGACAAAACAAAATAACCTTAGAAGAAAAACTAGCACAGCGAAAATACAAGCCCGATTTCATACCCCCCCCAAGCCAGGTAATATTCACTATTGACGATAAACCCATTGGAACGATCCAAAATTTTATCGTTTTTAGTGGATTGCCTAAGGCGGGCAAAAGTACTTTTTTAGCCGCTGCAATAGCTTCTGCATTTCAACCTGGCGAAGTGTTTGGAATGAAGGTGCATTTCCCAGAAGGAAGGCGCAGAATAGCTTATTTTGACACTGAAAGCAGCGATTTTGATTTTTACAGACAAGTTAATAAAATAAAGCATTTCGCTAATTTAAACAACCTACCTACCTGGGCGGACTGTTTTACAGTGCGCGAGGACGGCCCAGGCGAAATAAGGGCCTTAATCGTTAATTATTTAGAGAATAACCCAGATTGCCCGATTGTAATTATTGACGGCCTTTTGGATCTTATTTTTGACTACAATAGCGAAATAGAAAGCCGCAAGCTGGTGAACTGGTTTAAAAAACTTACTAAGATATACAACTGTCTATTTGTAGGCGTACTTCACCAGGGCAAAGGCCTGGGCGCGCAGACATTAGGGCACCTGGGATCAAATTGTGATCGCTGGGCTTCTAGCACCTTAGAAATAATTAAAGACAAAGAAAAAAAGACATTTACCTTACAGCCTAGGTTTTTACGATCCAGTGAAGATTTTGAGCCAGTGGTGCTTATGAACATTGGCGGCAACTGGCAGCAAATATCTATTGAAGGTGAAAGCAAAAAGCCTGAAATAAAGCACCCAAAACAATTTACTGAACTTGATCATAAAAACATAATAAATCAGCTTATTTACGGCCCTACCAGCTACAAAGATCTAATAGCAGACATACAAGAACAACACGCAAAGGGTACCAACTGGGCCAAACAATTATGCAAAATTTGGATAGATAAAAAATATATTTACAAAAACGAAGCAAACCTATATGAAAAAAGATACTAACAAAACAGCAGTAGATTTTTTATTTAAAATCTATCATGACAACAATGGTAAATTATATGCAGAGCATTTTAATCATGCTTCACAATTAGAAAAAGAGCAAATAGAAATTGCTTTTGATTTAGGTAGAGATGAAGTTACAAGTGCATTTATAATAGACGGAGAAGATTATTTGAACAAAAAATTTAAAAAATGAAAAAAGATACTAAACGATTTATAGCTTATATGTTAATGCACAAATATTTTAAGCTGGTAAAGAAGGGCGCCAACTGGCGCATAGAATACAACGGCGTTATATTACAGCCAGACGACATTGAATTTTTAAGGTTAATTGCAAAAAAAAGCGGCCAAAAATTTGACCGCCTGGACAAAACAGTTAACCCTAATTAACCGCTTATTTTCCTTTCGGAACAAAGATATATAAAAATGGAATATTACACAGCAATTATTTTTTTTGAGGATCACAAAGAAATTACCCCAAAAAAATACCGAAATATCAACCGCGTAGAAAATTTTATTGAATTTGCGCGCAAAGTTGGTGGACATTATGTAAATTTATACGAGAAACGTACGAAAAAATTTTATTGCCGCGTCTGGTTGAACACTTAAAAAATTAGCAGCAACCCAGCACGCCGCCGAAAAGCCAGCCTAGCGCTGGTTTTTTTTTGCCTGGTATGTATCGCTTAAAAAGTGGTTTAAATTAAAGGTGAAAAGAAAATAATTTAAACTGGTTTAAGTGGTTTAAAATAGGTGGTTTAATTTTTATCTTTGCTAGCCCAGGCGTACGCAAAGATAATAAATTTTAAACTAAAAGTTTAACCAACGCACACTATTTTTAAAAAAAAGTTTTTTTGTTTGAAAATCGAACAATTTTTCGTAACTTTGTAAGGTATGGCAGCAAAAAAATGGCTGGCGGCCCTAGTGGGTGCAGCAGCAGTTTACTGGGTTTACAGCAAGTATCGCTTTTCTCAGGGCGTTAGCTTCGTAATTTCTAGGGTTGGCCTGGGTGGATCATTTTTAGATCCACAAATCAATATCGAGGTAACAATTTACAACCCCACAGCATTTAGGACAGAATTAAGCAATTTAAGGGCGCAGCTATATTTAGCAAGCGGGTTAAAGGTGGCTGATGTGTTTTACAACAATAGAACGGTAATTTTAGCCAATAGCCAGGCAGTTTTGCCGCTGGTGGCTGTAACTACCTTAGAAGGTGCAATAACTTCAATTCGTGAACTTATTAGGAGTAAAAAAGCTGATTTTCGCCTAGCTGGTACGGCCCAGGTGGACGGCGTTTTATTACCTTTTGACATAAAATACTCTTTTAATGGTTTCTAGAAGCGCAGTTTTAGAAAAACTGGCGCCTTTTAATAACTTTAAAAAGGTAGTTAGTACGGATCAAACAGTTACCGACATAATCGACGGTATTGTTAGCACACACTATCAATACGAGGACGAATACGACAAAATAAGCCAATATTTTGTTGGTGAAAGTGAACTTGAAACAGCGCGAAATATTTTTAACTTCTTAAAGTCAAATGTACCGTATTACATAGAAAGTAATAATAACCAGACGTTAAGAAGCCCTAGCGCAATAGTAGCGCTACCAGGGGACTGTAAAAGTTACGCGCTGTTTGCAAATGGAGTGTTGGATAGTTTAAACAGAAAGGGTATTTTTCAGGTACCCCTAGCGTTTAGATTTGCGGGATATAAAAATAATACCAGGGAGCCGCAGCACGTTTTCGCTGTTATGCACCCAGGAACAAAAAAGGAAATCTGGATCGATCCAGTATTACCTAGATTTAATGAAAAAAGACAACCTAGTTTTTTTAAAGATAAAAAAATAAAAATGGCACTAATTGCTTTAAGCGGCGTCGGTTATACAGCAAGCGACAAACGCGCAGAAATGGAAGCGTATAGGGATAAACTGGTAAACGATCGCGATAGGCTTTTGCAAGCTGGCGTAATTACACCAGGATCTAGTAAAGAATTGCAATATAAAGTTGCGATAAACAAAGTAACTGTTGCGCTTCAAGATTTACCAAGCGTTAATGGTATTGGTGAATTTGACTGGCAAAATGCGTTTAGTAGTTTAGTAACAGCGGCGCCAGATATTATTAGGGCTTCGCGTCCTGGTGGGCAAGATCAATTTCAACAATTTGATCAAGGGCTACCAAGTTTACGTCCTGGACAACCAGAACAAAGACAGGGTATTAACACAAACACAATTTTGTTAATAGGTGGCGCGGCACTAGCAGCTTTTTTAATCTTTAAGAAAAAGTAATGTATTACGGTAATCAAAATAAAATTGGAGTAGTACCTATTGCGGCTGTTGTTACAACCGCTGTGAAAGTATTACCTGGTTTAATACCTTTTTTTAGGGGCGCTTTTCAAAGCCCAGCTGGCGACGCCAGGGCTGTAATTAATGCAGTTAAGCAACAAATTACAAGCCAAGACGCCAGGACTAGATTAGGTACTGTAATAGCTGGAAGCCAGCAAAATTTTAGGGCCGCTGATGTGGACGTAAACGAAATGTTATTTTGGTATAGACAAAACTATCCAAATGATTATATGGAATTATTGCCAGAAGATAAACTTTACTGGAATAGTTATTTAGACAATTACAGACAAAAGTTTTTAATGCAGCGTCCAGATTTGCAAAATAATTTTTTAAACAGATCTTATTTTACAAAGGAGCAAATTAACTATAAACCAGAAACACCAGGAACGCAAAAGGCTGGATTGAATATGTGGGTTACACTAGGACTTGTGGGCGCTGGTATTTTCGCACTATCAAAAATGAAAAAATAATGACCGCAGCACAAAAAGCAGCAAAGGCAAATTTTAAAAAAGCCATTGAGTACAGAAAAAAAACTGGCGTTTCTTTAAAAGAAGCGTTTGCGCACGTTTACGGTAAAAAAGTAGGCGCGGCCCCTAAAAAGAAAGCAGCAAAGAAGGCAGCCCCTAAAAAGGCGGCCAAAGTTGTAAAGAAGGCAGCACCTAAAAAGGCAGCAAAGAAAAAGCATACAAAATACGGAGTTGTTAAAAAGCACGTTCGTAGAGTAGCTGGAATGAAAAAGCCTGAAAGCGTACACAAAGACACTAAGAGCCACAATGTTAATATCCGCGTAGTATCTGGAATTGGTAAAAATATCAAAATTGGATCAATGCCAGTTTATAGAGATAAAGACGCAGCTAGGGAAATACAGTTATATGCTGATAATGACAGCCAATTATATTATCAAAGAAGAAAGCCAATTTTACAAAACCTATCAAAAAAATATTTAAAAGGTCAATACGATATTGATAAAGCAGCTAAATTATGGAGATACTATATTGACGCAGCTTTACAAAAATATCATAAAGAATTTGGCGGTAGAGGTAGTTGGAGTAACTTGTTAAGCGTACCAGATAGAAATTTATTAGCTATTGAATATGCAAAAGCAACAAAAGACGAATTTGATTTAGGTAATACTTATTAAAATGTACAAAATTTCTTTATATACTAAAAGAAAGGCAAAAGCGTTAAATGTAATTGTCTTACCTAGTGAAAAGAAAAACAAAAAAATAGATGTTTATGACGTTTACGGTAATTTGTTAGCAAGTGTGGGTGATCCAAACTATTTAGATTATCCTAGCTTTTTAAGATATTGCGGTAAAAAGATAGCAGACGAAAAAAGAAAACTATATAAAATAAGGCACCAGAAAGATAGAACGGTTAAAGGATCCCCAGGATATTACGCCGATCAATTACTATGGTAAATTAAATACTTCACAACAATTTAAAAACAAAAAAAATGCGTAGAAGAAAAGCAGCAAAAAAGTCAAGCAGACGTCGCAGAATGTCTGGTATTGGCAAAGTAGGCGGCGCAGCTACCAGCGTACTTTATACAGTAGCGGGTGCAGCAGCAGCACAATTAGTTGGTAAATTTTTACCAGCAGCAACAAACGATAAGATCAAAG